GCGGTGAGGTTGTATTCTCTGCCCGATGAGGCGATATATTTGATTGGAGTAATCATAATGCACCCGCCTCTCTCAGTTCTCGCTGGAAGTCACGGCGCCCGATAGTAACAGTGAAATTGGCTTCTTTCAGCGCCGCCGTAAACACCTGATACATACCGTTTAAGAGCTTTTCGTTGTTCCGCGCATCTGCTTCCGCGATAGCATCCGTAAGAGGCTTTAAGCGGTTTCCGGACAAAGGAACGACTGCTTCCGGGCCAGCCTCACCAACACCGATTACAGACGCCTGATTGATGATGCCGCCCTTCGCGTACCAGTCAACGTCAAAGCTGGGCATGTAACCTTTTCCGCCGACACCATAAGGGAACTCACCGCCATCGACCGAGAAGTGCGGCAACTTGATGTTGTCTAGGATCTTCCCAATGCTAAGCGGGAACATTCCCTTAATCTTAGATACTGCCTTGTCTACAAGGTCCCTTGCGCTCTCAATCGGCCCTGTTATCTTGCTCTGGATGTCATTGAATAACGACCTCACGTTCTCGGCAAGGCCGTGAAAGCCAAGCGCATCCATAATGTCCGCAACTACCTGCCCTACAAAAACAACCGCCTGCGGGAAGATTTCTGCGAAACCATCAAATACTGACTGACCGACGGAAAGAGCCAAGCCGACCCAGTCGGTTTGCGAAAAGTAATTCCAAATTGTCTGAACCACTGCGGGGATTAAGATGCCCGCCGCCTGCAGTAATGCACTGCCGAGCGATACCATCATTTCGCCTGCTCTTGCGATCAGATCCTGCACGCCCGCACTTCCACTTCCGAAGTTCTCCGCAAAACTAAGAATCATATCTGCAGCAGTCTGTGCCATCTGCGGAAGTCCTGTGATAATGCCATTGATAAGGCTTAGCACAAGCGTGCGCCCATGCTCTAATATCAGCGGTGCGCCCTGCTGTATGAACGTGCCTATCACCGTAGGAACCTGGCTGATAACGTTTCCGATCATCGGGATAAGGTTATCAAACAGGAACGTGCTCGCTGATGACGCAAGCTGTTGCATTGCAGGGCCTACATCTCCGCCAGTCGACAGCATAGCAAGGACATTTTGTGCGCTGGCTTTCATAGCGCCGAATGAACCACTGAACGTTGTAGCTGCTTCCTGTGCCGCTACGCCAGTAAGTCCTAAATCTTCCTGAATAACGTGGATAGCGTCGTAGACGTCGCCCAAATTATTCATGTCGTATTTCTGCCCGGAAAGCTTTTCTGCATCTTTCAACAGGCGCTCCATTTCGGTTTTAGTACCGCCATATCCGAGCTTAAGGTTATCGAGCATGGTGTAGTTACCCTTTGCAAAGCCCTGATACGCATTCTGTATATTCTCAAGCGGCGTGCCCATCTTTGCGGCATTGTCCGCCATATCTAAGATTGCAGTGTTTGCCGCTTCTGCCGCCGCCGCCGTATCACCTCCGAAAGCCGCCTTTAAGGACGCTCCGAATGATACCGCCTGCTCTGCATAATCATTAGCGGAAATACCTGCTTGCGCCGCCTGTATGGCGTAATCCTTAGCCGCCGCTGACGCATCGCCATACAGCGTATCAAGTCCGCCATAAGACTGCTGTAACTTGGCACCCTCATCCAGTGCCGCCTTGAATCCTTTAACGACTGATGCGCCGAGAGCCGCACCACCTGCGATCTTTGCAAACTTACTGGCGAAACTATTTCCGGCAGATGTTCCTGCGGCGTCCGCACCGGGCGCAACCGTTGATTTGATTTTTTCGCTTATGCCTTCCGCCTTAGGAATAATCTGCACATAAGCTTTTCCTAAATCTGCCATGTTAATTATTCTCCGTCACACTGCGCGCCCATTCCCAAAACTCATCCGGTGATTCAAACGATTCAAAATCAGATTCACTTTCCTGTTTCGTCGGTTTCGTGTAGTAACTCATAATTGACGCCGGGCGGTTGCGATTGTTCGCCCCGTCTTCCGTTTTGCTCCACACTATCCACCGCAGAGAATCTGCAATGGACGCCAACAGGATAATCTCATCAGAATATGTGGTATTAGATACCGCGCGCTTTACTCTTGAATCATCCCTCAAACCGACAGCAAGAGTAGCCGCAAGCGATGCGGGCACCCTCTTAATGTCAAAAATCCCGTACGTCTCCGCCATATCACAGGCGAGTTCGTCCGGGAATTTCGACATCATGTCGGCGAGGGCAATCAGTTTTTTGCTTTAGGAAGTGCGCTGATGATGTCATCAACTGCTTCAAACATAGCTGATGCTTTAATGATTCCATCATCTCCGCGAAGATGCTCTTTGAGAGCAGTGGCCTGTTCGGGACCGAGAAGCATGTTTACAAGCTTCGGTGTTGCCGATGCGTCGCTCCCCAAGTTGCCGATCAGCTCCAGCAGTTCATAGTTATCTGCATGTGCTTCGCTTACTTCATAATTAAAACCGCTTCTGGTTGTCCCTTTGATCATTAAGCTTCCTTCTTTCCGTATTCGTAGTAAGGCTTTCCTGCCGAATCAGCCATGGCTGTAATGGTGACATCATAAGCCACAGCCTCATTAGATTTATAAACCACGTCACCGATCTCTGTGATCTTGGCGCGCGGAACAACGAGCCTGTAGGATACTCCGCCGCGCATTCTCTGCCAGAACACAAAAGCATGCTCAGTCATCTCATCGCCGGGAGTGATCGCAAGGCCGCTCGTAAGATCTCCAGTGACATTCGCGTCACCGTTCACGACCTTCTGCACCTCGACATTGAGGTATTCGATCATCTTGAACTTGATCGTAGTAATATCTTCCTCTTCTGTGATCAGAACGACCTTGCCGCCCCATTCCTTAATATTGGAAGATGAGAGCGAACGCCCTCTGGTAATGCCATCTTCAGAAAGGTATCCGAGATCCTTGAAAGCATTATCAAGCGCGCTTACCGCATCGGTCGGGACCGTAGACCCCGCAGGCGCCGCAAATACAGCGCCGTTTGTTCTAGGCTTGCCCGCTGTTACATTAGTAGCAATTCCAGACATAATTTATGCCTCCTAGTAATAAATGTTGTACAAGCACTGGTAGCGATACCGCTTTGTGCTTACATCAGTAAAATTCGTGTCAGCTGTCAGTTGGCACTCGCTGATAGAGTCAATGCTACCTACTATGGCATCCATAGCGTTGCGCACCTGTTTGTCGAGTGATGCCGCACCGTACAAGCTTTTGGTGTTGTATGACTGAATCGCAATGGTGGCAAAATTGATGTGATCCGTAACGCTTCCCGCGACCTTTTCGAGCACGACAAACTCTTCGGGAAATGTCGGATAATCCTCAGACGGGACCTCAGGCAATTCCATCATCACGGGAACGCTCAGGCAACCGCTGAGATAGTCGTATACTGTTTTCTCAATCATGCCTTGCCTCCCTTTGTCATACTCAGCCCGGAAGCGCCGAGAGCTTTTACAAGCGTATTATTCTTGTAGTTATCCGAAGCCGCTTTTTCACTGTTCGGGTAGACGTTCGCGATTGCCACGAATGACGCCAAGTGTACGCGCACACCGTAGTCACCGCCCGCAATACCAGCCACAGAGTTGCCCGCCGCCTCTAACACGTTCTGCATCTCTTGCGACTTCATCAGCTCGTTCAGCCCCTGCAGATTCAGCTGAAAATCTGCTTTACTCATAATGCTCAACCCTTACCTTTTTGTTCCAGGCGAGCGGAATAAGGTGGTCAATTCCCTGCGTAGGATGTCCAATAACCTTGAACTTTTCGCCGAAGAATTCGACCGTTCTGTCTGTCCATGTATTTGCGTCACCTTTAGGAATAGCAAGCGTGTAGGCTACGTGCTTTCCGTAAAGGCTCAGCGCATCCGTAACCTCATCACTTGTTGGCTCGCCTACAAGGACATTCTCAACAGTTACAGGCGTTTCTGTATATATTGGCTTTCCAAACGCATCCTCGCTCGTTTTCTGCTTGTCATACAAAATAATGTTGATTCCCTGCATGTTCAGCCCTCCACGGGCGAATAAGAACCAATGCGATTACTTACGCCGAGAATCTTCTTTTCTGTTCGTGTGAGGTACAGCTCGCCAGTGGCGCCATTGCCGATCGTCCACGACTGCGAATAGCCAAGCGCCGAAGCACTGCCCTGTGTTGCTCCAACTGGGATACCCACTTCGTTAGCGCTCCCCATTGCGCGCATGACCATACTGCATGACACGACTTTTTTCTGCTCATCCGTAGCACTTGTCTTACACGCATCAATGAGCACAGCCGCATCATCGAGCAGGGCGTTGCATACATCCTGTTGCGGACCGGTCAACTCTTTGACCATTCGGCTCTGCACATCCTCGACTGTTGCATAAGCCATGCG